CAAAATTATTCATTCTTATATTCCATAAAAAGGACAAGTCTTTCTTATCCCCCTTAGGGGTTAGGGGTTCTTTAATTAAATCTACCGGCTTCAAGAGTTTCCACAAATGGCAATTCAAAATTAAACGATAGCAATACCCCGTACAGGTTGATCGCTTTGTTTTCGACAAAATTCAGTTCAATATTCGAAAGTACCAGGCATTTAAGAAAGGAGTAAGCGACGCGGTCCTTACGATCGGTTTTCATTTTCATGATAAAATCTTCAGCAACGCGCTCCATGGAGTTCTTTACTTGCTGAATACGTTTAAAATCACCGGTATCGGATACTGAGTCAAGAAACATGATTTCTACATATCGGTTTTTAAGTGTGGAGTCCTGTTGGCCATTGTAGGAGATGGTCAGTTTATCCATGGTCACCAGTGGGTAACAAATACTTTTTGCGTCCTGCAGTTGCTGTTCGTCGTTCAGTTCAATAAAATGCTTATGATCTTCGTCATCTACTACATGTAGTATATCCACATGCTTTACGCAAAGATTTTCGGTATATTCCGTAAAGTCGGATAGTTGGTTATTTGCCATTGCGTTTGAATTCTTTTAGTCGTTTATTGATCGTTTTAAAGGCCAGTATCGCACTCATTGACTTGTATGAATCATAGTTCAGGATATCATCCCCCACCAGACTGTCGAGTATCGAGTTCCAGTCAGGCCGTCCGGGTTTCGCGGGTTGTTTGAATTTTCGTTTTGTTTCCGGTTCATCTTCCGGATCGGATTTTTCAAAAATAAAACGGAATGTCTTCGATAGCCAGTCACGAAGGAAAACATAATTCAAAAAAATAGCATACTGTGTTGCTTTATCTACTTGAAATGCAATATGTCTTACACGCCTTTCAAAATCGATCTCTGTTACCTTTTCATTTTTCTTCAGATAAATGGCAGCAACTAACCGGCAAAGATTATCTTCTGTAGGTTCGTTGGCATAGTCAAAAAAGAAGGTGTCAAACAGGCTAAAATGTTCGAACGATACATCCCTTAATTTACCGGCCGGTGAAAGCAATTTTGTCCCCGGTATTTCTTCCATATAAAAGAAGTTCACCGTTCCGGTAGGTTTGGTGGCAAATCCGGCCAACTCAGTCAACCGGTATTGTTCGAACTTACTCATTCGTTTAACCAGGTTCTTTTTAATACCAAAATACCGGCTTATAAACTCAACATCTCCCAAAGGTTTTATATATATACCGGCACATGTAGCGAACTGGTTACAATTCAAGTCCTCCCAACGCTCCGGAACATTGATTTCTACCTGCCGGTGAAAAAAATGATATCTTGTATATTCTATCCTTACATTTTTCAAAATATTATACTTTTATTGGTTTCTCTTTTCTTTCCCCCCTTTAGGGGTTGGGGGTTCTTTTATTTCACGCCCAGAATGCTTTTTTATCGTTGTTATCCCGTTTCGGAATCTTTGATCCGGTACTGCCTACATACTGAAAATCCTTAGTCAGCATCTTTTCAGCAATCTTCCAGTATGCCAGTGCATCCGCTTCGGCCATGGTTGCCTGAGCGGTCATGCGTTCGTCGGGTACCAGGGAAGTATTCACAGCGTCGTCGGTATTCTTCAAAGTTTCGAAAAACAGACCTTTATCAGTCAGACTGCCTGTCTCACGCATAAGGCGGGCAACGGCATAGAATACCACTACCGGAATCAATGTCTCACGAAGTTTAGTATATTTTGCGTCCGGAGTTTCTTTGGCCAGTTCAGTGATCATGTCGGTGTAGGTAGTTCCCAGGCGGGGAGCAATGATGGTATTGATCACGTTCCGGAAATGAGGACGAAGCCTGAGGAATATAATACGGCTACCTGATATATAGTAGTAGTCATCCACTTCAGCAGCTGATCGGACAATCTCTGTTTTGGCAGAAGTGTTTTTATAATTGGTAAACGTGGCTTTTTCAGCTTCGAGGTAAGTAAGCAAATCATCCAGGGCACAGAACCCTTTTTCTTTCCAGCCTTTTTTTAATGCTTGTTCCTGGTATTTGTATGGAGTCTTAGTCGTTTCCGATTCCTGACGTTTCGCGCCGGAGTCACCAATGATCACCTGCATTTCGTCGTAATCATACCAGAACGCCAGCAATGCATTGGCACGCTGAGCCAGTTGCAGTAACCGGAGTTGTTTAGCCGTACGATTGGCATCTGCATAATACGCTTCCAGGTCAGTTACCAGGGCATCACCCAGCAACGTACGCAAAAACATTTCGAACGCATTCCGGAGCGGTGCCTCCATGGTGGCGAACTTTAGCGCATTGGATACGCTTATATAAGGCCGGATCTCGTTACTTGAATCCCATTTCTCTTTTGAAAATATCATGATCTTATAATTTTGAGTATACAAATTTATAACTGATCACGACCTATGAAAAGGACATAAAAAAGATTTACACAGATTGAAGAAAGGATTTACACAGATAAGAAAAAGAGATTGTCCACAGATTACACTGATTTACACAGATTAATACAAATAAAAAAACCCAACTTGATCCAGTTGGGTTTTAAAATCATATAAATCATATTAATCGCATAAATCACAGTTCAGACTGTACATAACCCATAACGGCACATATTCAACAAATTCAATCTTAAATCCCATTTCAGCCAGGCAAAGATTTAGCGTTTTAGTCGAAAAATCAATCATCTCATGAAGTTCATACTGCAGTTCCATGGATGTTTTGAATTCCTTTTGATCAGTGGATCCAATGGGTAGATAGTTAGCCAGTATAAATGGCTTTAGTGCTTCCCGTTCGGCCTTCTTTATCTTTTCAAGTTCATCCTCTTCCGGTTCCTGATCATCGGAACGGTCAAATCCTATTTTTTTACTCATAGTCTTAATTATTACGGGATATCAATAAACTCAGCAATGTCATTTTTAAACCGGCAGAAAAGAATTACTTTTTGATCCTTATTTTTGATCATTACTTTTAATTCAGGATCCACAGTCTTTTCTTCCTGATCGTATGCATTTTTAAGTTTGCAATACCCAAGCATATTTTTTAAAAAGTTTAATTGACCTCCCTCATCAAATTGCTTCCAGATATCTTCAACTAACAATACGCTAAATTTTTCTGCGGTAACCTGCATTAAATTTTTTGATATTAATTCTTCAGTTTCATGAATGAGTTTTGAAAAGGTTAATTTAGTAGTATCTTTTTTCATATGTTTTTTAATCACAAGTTAGTTTTTTTAATTTTAGTTGCCTTTGTCATAAAGGTAACTTCAGTTGAGGTTATTATAACCCTAACTGAAGTTTCAACCGAGGTTATTATAACCCCGGTTGAATTTAATTTATTCAGTTGTAAATTGAATCTCTATTTGTTTGTTTGCCTTTCTCCATTCGTCAATTGTCATTTTGCGGGTAACATTAATATTCTTTTCAATATCCTTTAAAATAACGTCTGCCTTACGGAAATTCAATTTTGCTTTTTCGCGTTGATCAAGTAAATCATCAGTTACCTTTTTTTGTTCAGCAAGGAAAATCTGAGGTTCCGCAAAGTGAGCAAATAAAACTTTGTAACATTCAATCTGATATTTTTCCACGGCTTCCTGGGCTTCGGGCTTTACATTTTTCGGGTTAATGGTAAACAGCCATCCGAATATAAATTCATAGGGTAAACATACCATTTCTCTGTCTTTTCCATCAGCTCCAACCATTACGCTCAGCGTAACAGTTGAACTTAAAAAATCATGCTCTTTTAACTTTGTAAATTGAGGTTCATAGGCAATCCCTAAGGCTTCACAAATTGGCTTAATAGGAATCATTTTTTCACCTTCTGTGGCCATAATTACCACATTGTTGATCGTTGCAATTTCGTTTGTTTTCATAACTTTTGATTGATTTAAATGATTTATATTTTAATTATGATGTAAAGATAATGTAATCATTTGTTAATCAAGTACATACATTTATTATTTATAGATGATTAACTATTGAGCGTCTTTCTTCCTATCTATACTGCATTCTTTCAACAGTCCATTCAATTCTTTCAAATCATCTTTCAACGATTTCACGTTAATGAGGTAATTGCTTATTTCTCTCATTTTTACGATATCATCGGTTACTACCTCAGTAAGGGCACCAACCAGATAATCATTCAATTCAAAAAGGCTTTCAATAGCCGAATCAACATGGCTTTCCTGACCTTCTGAGTAGGGTGCCATTTGTTTTAGAAAGTCGACCAGTTGATCAGTTACTTCCATTCCATTGATGATGGTCATATCGCTTCCCTCCCTTCCGTAAAGTTAAGTTCGAGGTTAAAGCCATCAGCCTTGAAGGTAAGACTGGAGTAATCGCGTTCGGAACGTAGGCATACATTGGTAGCGCCTGTAATTTCCTTTTTTGCCTGCAGGTAGAAATCCCGAAGGATTGACAGTGAATTTTCTTTGCTGATAATACCGGAATACTCTACCGGCGCTTGTTTCTTTGGTTTGGCAGGATAAGGCCTGCGGATGGTGGTTGTTGTCATTTGGGTAGTTGTTTGCATTTAAATTATATGGCATAAAAAAAGCGATGCCAATATCTCGCTGCAAACAACCACCACGGGGGGAGTATCGCCGTTCTTCACGGCCCGAGATATAGCATCGCTATATAATAATAATAAGTTTTTGGACATAAAAAAACCAGCACGTTAGCTGGGACAATGTCCCGTAAATGATTGTTTGCGTTGCAAAAGTGCGAATAGTTTTTGAATTGACAATGCAAAAATGAGATTATTTTTAAAATATTATTCTAATTTCCATTTAGCCAAAGCATATTCACCGCAATAATCAAAAATTAAAGTAAGTTCTTTGGGTTTTTTATCAAAAGTAAATCTTTCCGAATTACTATTTGAGAAATCAAATATTCTGGCATTATAGTATTTTCCGGCAGGTATTTTAGTAACATTCAATTTATAATCATCATTTAGTTTTAACGTTACATTATCATAATCAAATACATCGTTATTTTTAATTATCAATAATGTTTCAGTTTTACTCAATTTTGCGTTCAATACAATTGATTTAGGTTCTTCAAGTCCATATTTTTTAACAATGTAATCATTATATTTACTTGCTGAATAAAGAATAACAATCAAAATAGCGATAATAATCCAAAATACTTTTTTCATAAGATTTAAATTTAAATGGTTTGTATAATTAGTTCACAAAGATATAAAAAATGTTTAATTTATACTACATATTGATGTCAGGAGATGTCAGGAGATGTCAGCGGCTGCAAAAAGCATAAAAACCCCCGATACAATAGTACCGGGGCTTTCTTTCTTCTCTTCTCTTTCTTACTCCCCTTTAGGGGTTGGGGGTCATTAAAAAAATCCGCTCCGATCTTCACAGACCAGAACGGATATCAGAGTTCAAACCAATAATTATGAAAAAAGAAAAAGTAATTTAAGCCAGGTTCTTTTTAGTACCACTACCCTTGTCTAAGGTGGTCAATATCGTATTCCGGTACCGTAGCGCACAATCAGGATATCCATTATAACGGATCATTACTTCAATCGGGTCGAGGAAGTTCTGACGGTCCACCCACGCGTTGGCAATGTTTACCAGGAATGCTTCACGGATATTCGAGCCACCCTGGTTCCCGGCATAAGTCCCGCCAGGCATTCCCGCGCCCAGTACGTTGGGGTTAATCATCAGGGCAAACAGGATCTCTGAGTTCGCAGCTGCAGAGGTTACCAGTTTTTCAGCATCCATTGAATTTGTATCCAACTTAGTAATGATCCATCCCTGTTCTATCTTTCCGGTGATATCGTTTTGTTCATAGGTAGTAAACAAAGGCTTTTCGGCATTGTCAGCACCCAACAGGTTCGCTTCAATATCATCCATGTATAACCCGATAGCAGCCTCACGATCTTTGGTTGTTTCAAAATCAGTTTCAGGAAACTTCTTATCCCAGAACGAATACGGGATCTGTATATGAAATTTACAGGTTATCTGGTTCTTGTAAGCCTTCTGAAGGTATTTTGGCACCGACTTGGCAATGTCTATCCATCCGGCAAGGAAAGCAGAAAGCCACACAGGTTCTGAGTACGTATCGCGGTTACTCCAGGAGTCACGGATCATGAACACAGCGCTTTCTTTTCCTTTGCCCTCGAAGCGCCGTATATCCATGTCCATAATCGGATCGTAGTCCAATAACACGTCAAAGGTTTTAAAATCGGTCGTGCTTGGTGATTCAGGGAACTTACCGGATACCACACATTTTTCATTCCCGTTTGTATCCCGTTCGCTGATCCGGAAGAAATAAGCATTCAACACGTTCAGGCCAACGATTTGCGAGCCGTCAACGTTCGGGATTAACTGAACCCCGGAGCATCCGAATTTAAAGTAGTCACGCCCTGCCAGTTCGAAATAGCGGCGAATCTTAGGAGACGAAAGGATCTGTTGTGGAATCGGATTTGGATATGGTATCAGTATTTCATTACCATCGTCATCGTATCCGGATACCTTGCAGGCATACACACCTTGTCCAAGGGTAAAGTTACGGATAAACTTCAACCCCGAATTAAGCACGCTGGTAGAGGTAATAATCTTATCAGCCCATTGAGGGAAGTCGTTCGCAACTCCCCAGCTGAGCAACCTGATACCGCTCAGTGTTGTAAAATCCTGATCGAGTTTGGTATCCACCGTCTGAATCAGGTTCTTTTTTTCTTCTTTCGAAATTCCTTCAGGTCCGCCGGTGGTCGAAGCAAAGATATGATTCGAGGTCATGATAAGCGGAGCGCCTGTTTTGCTGAATAATATATCCATAGTTTTAAAGTATTACTTCCATTTGGTTGTATTGTATGATCGCTTCAATGCCGGCCGGATACACGTGATCAATCGGATTACCGTACTCATCACACGGTTGAATTCCCCGTTGCCGGGCATCCCTCATATCGTAGCGCAATCCACGGCAACAGGCAATCGGAAAAAAGTGCAACGCTCCGGACTTGGTTATAAACTTGACAGAGAATAACATCCGCTTACCGTTTGGTAGCCACTTAATGTCCAGTTCGCGGAGCATCATGTTACGCCGTATGTGTGTGGGCCGTGACATCAATTAAATGTTTCGTCAAACGTTGCATCGAACACCCGCGGTTTTTTAAATGCTGCGTAGGTAGTCCGGAACTGGTTGTTCGAAGCGTACCGGTATGTGAAACTGAACGATCTAAGTTCATCGCGCCGGCTACCGTTTTTAAAATCTTCCTCCAGGATAACGATCGGTTGAAATCCCTGAGCATCCAGCAAGGCCAATTGGTCACTGTTGATCAAATCTTCCAGCGCTTCCACTGATTGTGCCGAAACATACCCGGTATTTACCGCAATCGAGTTCACCAGGTCACGGCTTATCTGAAGTTGTTTGTTGGACTGTACCCCGAAGGTCCGTTCCCATTTACGCGAACTTTCTTCATCCCCGATACAGGTAAATGATTCCTGGGCACCAAAGCAATTTCGAAAAATGAAAGTTCGTTTTTGTGGATAATTGCGCTGATCCATCGTGAACCGGATGATACAGTCGGTAGATGTGTAAATATTATAGTAGATCAGATCGGCAACCGTGCAACCGGTCATCAGGGCAATCACAGCAGGCGAAACATTGATCCGGTACATCGAAGCAACATCCATCACCAACAGATCGAGCGTCACGGCCACATCCTGATCAACTCCTTTTTTAGCAATATAAACTTTGACAGTACCTGGACCGTAAAAACTGACAAATTCAGTACGTCCGGGACCGGTTGTTTTCTTGGTCATACGGGTAAGTGGAATCATCCGGAGCAACGCCACGTCTATTGATCCTGAAAAGTCAACAATAGACTGGTAAATTGTTACATCCTTGGTAATGACCTGCACACCTTCTGTTAAAGACACACTAAGTACTACGGAATTCGACTCCACTCCATTGGTGAGCAGTAAGTCATTGTTTGTTTTCAGAAGCATGGCCAGCGTACCCAGTTCATGAATGAAGATTTTACCATCCGTATCGGGTGTATAGACTTCCGACAGCAATAAATTGCCTGCATGCATCACCGAAACAGCCACCGAACCGGCAACAGTATCCATAATGATATCACCATACTCAGCACTTAATCCGGAAGCAGGAAATCTATTCTCAATCATATTATGATAGCTTTAACGATACAAAATTAAGGAGGTACAGCACTCATGAAAAGGACAGGAAAAAACCCCCAACCCCTAAAGGGGAGTAAGAAATATTAGTACCTGATATGGTTTCTTTCTTACCCCCCTTTAGTGGTTGGGGGTTCTTTCTTAAAAAACTCTAATATTTACGGAATTAATTAACAATTAAGGGTTTAAACGTGTCAATTTGCCGGAAAGTTGAACGCTTGTTTGCCTGCAAAG